TAGTTGGTAAAGAATTTCAAGTTGTTTCGGCCAGTACTACAGCAATTACATTTTACGCTCCAGTTGGCAACTTCACATCAACAGGTAGTCTACAGCTTGAATTTGGTGGAAGATTCAGCGAGGGCGGCGGGTTTATGCATCAACCGGGTGCGCCTTGGGGTGTCCACTTCCAACGCCGCCTGTGGGTTCCGTACTACTACGACCAGTCTGGGGCTTACAACGCAGTCACCTACACCGACCGCAAGATCACAGACGAGATTGCCGTATCCGACATTCTTGATACCACCACCTTCGACCAGATCGAGAACCAATTCCGCGTTTCTGGTGGTACTGCTGACTATGTGGTTGGGATGCATGGGTTCTACGACGATGCGTTGATTGTCCTCAACAGAAACAGCATCCACCAGATTAAGGGGACGCAGGGGACGCTTCTAGACACTAGGGTTACAGAATTAACCTCCGAGGTTGGCTGCTTAGCTCGCAAGTCCGTAGTGATGAGGGCTAACACCATGATGTTCCTGTCGGACGATGGGGTGTATGGCGTGGAGTTCCTTAACGATTACAACCTTCGCGGGGCCGAGGAGCCAATTTCCAAGAACATCCAGCCTTACATTGACAGACTTAATAAGAACTTGTCTAATAGGTCGGTTGGAATCCTGTTCGATAACAGGTACTACCTTGCGGTTCCGCTGGATTCCGCTCCGGGCATTAACGATGCTCGCGGGAACAACTCAATTTTGGTGTACAACTTCCTAAATGGAGGCTGGGAGTCGCTAGACACCTTTGGTGACGATAGATTTTTGATCGAAGACCTTATTATTGGTTCAGCGGGGGTAAGGAACAACCTGTATGCTGTGACCGCTAACGGTGGGTTGCACCAATTGGAGGTATTTGATGGCTCTAATGACAACATCAGCGTGTCCAATACCAATGATGTTAAGACATCAGCACCCATTCTGTCTAAACTAATTACCCGTGGGTACGACCTTGAGACATTGGAGCGGAAAAGGTACACAGACTCGCAGATTGTAATGCAGGGGTTGCCAAGCCAGAATTCTGAATACCTAATTGAGTTCGCCGCTGAAGACCCAGACAACTCATCGACTATTGGAACTACCACTCAATTCCTTGATGGACAAGTTCTGCAATCAACCGACCAAGAGGCTGAAACAGCAAGCATTAGGTGCAGGCTTGGCGGTATTAGGGGCTATACAGGAACCATGATCTTGACAAGGACACAGGGTTCAGCCAAGATAAACTCAATCAAAGTTGCTGGATCAGTGACAAATAGACAAATCATCTCACAGAAATAAGTTATGGGCGCGGTTAATACAACTTACACTTTTACGGCTACTGACACGATTACTAGCACGAAGATGAATAATATCATCGACGAAACCGTGATGACTGCTGATGCCGTGCTTGGTGGATCTGGTGGAAGCGGTGGACTGGATATTGCGTCTGGCAAGTTGAGCATCTCTGCTAATGCAATCACCAACAGTAGGCTTGAGTCAAACTCTGTGACATCTGACAAGATTGTGGATGGCACTATCGTAAATGCTGACATTAACGCATCTGCGGCTATTGCTGGAACAAAGATTGCCCCAAATTTTGGCTCTCAAAACATTGTCACAACAGGGACTATTGATGCTGGGCTTTCATCACTTGGTTATACTTTCCTTAAACGAGCAAACACCACGAGCGAAGGTGGAGATTTAGCTTTTGCAAAAGCAATAGACAATACTGTTGGATTTACAATTGATTGCTTTGGAAGCACATCATCTCCAGATTTGAGGTTTATTGCTGGGCCATCAGTTGTAGCAACACTAACAACCAATGGTGATCTTGGGATTGGCACATCTAATCCAGTACTCAAGTTCCATGTGGTATCTGGAAGCGGAACCGCTAGATTTGAGTCAAATACAATTGATAATTTCGTACAACTATTTACAAATGAAGGAGCTGATAATAGAGTTGAAATATGTAATAGAACGGGCGGCAGGCTTGCTCTATATACTGCTGGGGCTGGTGACGCGCTAAACATCTTAAAAACTGGAGAGGTCGGCATCGGAACAACCACGCCTAGCTCAAAACTACAAGTAAACGGAACCGCAACCGCAACCGCATTTGCTGGGCCGTTAACTGGCAATGTGACTGGCGATGTGACTGGAAATGTGACTGGCGATGTGACTGGTTCGTCTGGATCGTGTACTGGTAACTCTGCTACTGCCACGAATCTTTCAACAAACTCAAGCAATTGGTCAACTAATGGGACTATTTCGGCAGTAGTTGGACAGCTTGCATGGAAGCAGTTTGGAAATAATCATACTGTATTTGATGCGTCCGCCGCAACAACACCAAGTGGTACAGCTTGCAGTCAAATAAATGCTGATATTGGATGGTATAGTGGGCTTCCAACTCTCATGGGATGGAATGGAACCAGCACGCATGGAGTCCGAGTTGACTCAGCGAAGTTCGCCGATTCGGCAACAACCGCCTCCACCGTAAGCAACTCCGCTATCACCGCAGCCAAGCTAGATGGCAACCAAAGTGGTTCTGCTCCAATTTATGGATGTAGGGCGTGGGTTAACTTTGATGCAACTAGGGATTCAAGTGGTGCTACCAATACTCTAAATACAAACAGATTTATAAGATCATCTGGAAATATAACAAGTGTTAAAAAAGAGGACACTGGTAGATATACAGTTACATTTTCAATTCCATTTCCAAGTGGAAATACAAGTTATACTGTGATATGTACTTCTGGACAAAGTAATACTTTACCAACAGCATCAGACCCTAGATTCTCTTTTGCAAATAGAACTACGGCAACAAGCTCAAGCATACAAATTGTTACCAATAATTCCGGTGGATCTTCCGCTGATTACAATGAAAACAATGTTATGGTTATTGGATGAACCAGCACCTAGCTAAAGCAATAGAATAAAATTATGGGATTTGGAGATTTTTTAGGAAAAGCTATTGACCCGTGGAATATCACTGGGATCAACGATAAGCCAGCGTCATTACCAAAAGCTACTGACATTTGGAAGGTTAACAAGAAAACTGGACTTAACCTAGCGGGGACGCAAGTAAAAGGTGTGGAGGGTTATTACAACCAAGCACTTCCATCCACGATGCGCACCATGGATAAATATGGTGGGGCATTCATGGATCAAGGCTTTAGGTTTGGTCAGCAAGGAGTGACTGGATTCCAAGGACTTCGTGATCTTGCCGCTGGCGGCGAAGCGGATGCAATAGCTCGCCTCCGTGAAGCGGAGTTGGGGACGATGACCGATCAGGCTGGAATGACCCGTGGACTCATGGAGTCACTTTCCCCAGAACAAGCGGCACAGGTTAAAAACATGCAGGATCTAGCAAGCCAAGCAGCGGGTGCTGAAGGGGCTTATGCTGGGCGCATGGGTGAGGCACTTGGAATGTACGGAATCCGTCCGCAGGAGTTCGGGTCAACTGTCACTAGTTCCAACCTGTCCCCTACCGCAACACAGCGTGGGGTACTTGGTTCCACGGTTACGCAGGGAGGTCTACTTAACCCCACCATCCAAGCCGCAGAGCAGGACGCTGCAATGGCAAACCAGATGGCTCAAGAAGCTTACGCTCGTCGCGGGACGCTCTCATCTCAAGAACAGCGTTCGGCGCAACAGACGGCACGGGAGGCCTTCCAATCGGCTGGAAGGCTGGGTGGTAATGCTGCCATTGCCGCAGAGATCCAAAACCGTGAAGCGGCACTTGCTGGGCGCAGGGCGCAAGCATCACAGGCTGGACAACAAGCATTTGAACAACGCCAGAACCTTGCGAACTTGAGGTTCCAAGAACAGCAGGGACTGTTTGGGCAACAAGCACAAGCTAGAGGTATTCGTACCGCAGAAGAACAAGCATTGTTCAACCAGCAACTGGGTGCTAGAGATCAAGCTCTGCAACAAGAGCAAGCGTTGTTTAACCAGCGAGCAGCAGGGGCAGGGCAAACTTTTGCGGAGCAACAAGCATTGTTCAATCAAGGCATTACTGGCGCGACCACGACCGCTGATATGCAGCAGGCTGGACTTGGACAATTGCAGGATATTGAACGCATGCGTGCTGGACTTCGCGGAACGGCAGGTGAAGAGGCAATGAGAGCTTATGGTGCTGCAGGAGGATTCTACACCACTCCGGGTCTGAATCTACTTAACCAAACGCCACAGTCCTACACCGCTGGGACTAACATGGCAAACATTGGACTGAACCTTGGTCAGACTATGACACCAAGCCTTGACCCCAACTTAGGTCTTAACCTTGCCCTCACTAAATCGGGCCAAATGGACGCAAGAAGTTTGGCTCAGTACCAAATGGATATGCAGGCAAAGGCTGCGAGGGACAAAATGATTGGGGACATGATTGGCACAATTGGATCTGCAGCATTTGCGGCATCAGACCGCAGGCTAAAAACGGATATCCAACGAATTGGCACAACTGACGGTGGCCTTCCTGTGTACACCTACAGGTACAAGGGTGAGGATGCAATGCAAATGGGTGTTATGGCTCAAGATGTTGAGAAGGTGAACCCAGATGCAGTGCGTGAGTTTAATGGTTACAAGGCAGTAAATTACGCACTAGTTAAATAATATCATGGCAATCACATTTGGACAGGTACGACCCGAATTGTATCAAACTCCAGACTATTCTGGAGCGGCAGCGGCAGGAGGAGCGGCACAAGCAGCACCATATCAGATGATCTCTGATCTAGCTGGGCAGGCGAAGGACTACTTCAAGCAGCAGGGGGAGAAGAAGAAGCAGGTTAAGATGGCATCAACGCAAATTGACGCTGCTCTTAAACTTATGCCGGAACTCGCCCCGATCCTTGGAGATGTTGGTAATAGACTCAAGGATGAGGATGTTTCGTTGAGCGATAGATACGCGGACGCATCCATTGTTGGCGATCTCATCAAGAATAGCATGAGCGGACTTATGAGCCAGCAAATGATGAACCTTCGCCAGCAGAAGTTTGCTGCATCTCAAGCCCAAGCATCTGGAGGAGGTGCTACTGGTGGTGGTGGTGGCAATTGGAACAGCTTAACGCAATAAACAAAAATGGACTTTATTAGTTTACTTCCACAGAATGCTGGGCCTGTAACCAAAAGCAAATTTAAGGATGCTTCAAGGAAGGTTCAGATGCTCCGTAACAGGGGACTTGCCGCCGATGCTGATCTATTAGCTAGTGATATTGCAGGTGCGCTTCAATCTGGCGACATGACTGCTATCGGGTCTACTATAAAGTCTCTTGATGATTATTATTACAGGGCTCCAAAACCTCAAGTTTCTACCAAAGAAGATAAGGAGCAGCCGCCAGAATACAGTTCTGAAGAACTTGCAATGCGTATTCAAGACTCTATTGCTCTTGCTGATGAGCGCGGGATTGATCTTCCCAACTCTGATCTTTCTAGGCTGTCGTCGCTTGTTGCAAAAGGTGATACGAAAAAGGCTAGTGAACAGCTAGCAAAGGTTTCTTCTTTTATTGACAAGTCTCTCGCAATCCAAACCGAAGAGGAAAAGAAGACAGTAGATCTTGAAGGAGGGATTCAAGTCCAAGTAGGTGAGAAGTCTGGCATTAGATACATTGGTGGACAACCAGTAAGTAAGGGAGCTGTTAACTCTGATGTGTTTAATTCAATGTATCAGAAGAACGCATCAACGCAACAGGAACAGTTTGCAGAAGCTGGCGTTCCGATAGTTTCCAGTATTCCACTTGAACCTAGTCAGCAATATCAAGTTGCGCCAGTTGAGGGCGTTGTAGCTCAACCAGAAGTTTACGCTCAAGCTGTTCAAACTGCTCCAACCAGTATGGAGGAAAAACAGATTGCTATGCGAAAAGCATCAGAGGCATATAAGTCTGGAAATGATGAAGAGGCCGTTATTTTAATGAACGCCGCTGGAGGCAAAGGACTAATGGGTGTGTTTACCAAGACTGATCTACCAGATGTTTTTGGTGAGAGGGGCCAATCTAATCCAAAGCCAAAAGACAACAAAAATAAAACCAAATCTGGAACATCTTATCAAATCATCCCCGAATAATTAGCTTATGCCCAAATATGTTATCAACGGAAAAACCATTGAGGCAGATTCGGTTTTAACTGACGAGGAGATTGACGAGATCGCTTCTTCAATTACTCCCGCGCCAAAAGAAGAGGCTATCCAAAACGAGCAGGTAGCCGAGAACCTTAATAAAGAGGCACAAGGTATCCAGCCAACTGTTGATATTGATGGAGTTTCAATACCAGTTACGGCAGAGCGAACTCAGGAATCCGTAAATAAGGAGATTGAGTCTAGAGTTAAAGAGGCGGAGAAAAGCCCAGAGAAGGAACCTTCACTTATGCAAATAGGTGCTGGGCTTCTAGCAGAGATCGGAATCGCAGAAGGTTCCAAGGCTGCTGGCACACTAGCTGGAGCTGGAACTGCTGTGGCATTAGGCCAAATGGGTCCGCAAGCATTGTTGCCAGAAGAAATTATTACAGTTCCAATTGGAGCTGGTATTGGTTATTTTCTTGGAGCAACTGGAGGTGGCGCAACTGGGTCTATCTCCGCTCAAAAGATAGAAGGTCGTGATTCAATCAACTGGGGCAGAACCGCTGTGTCGTCATTGATGAACCTTATTCCAGGAAGTAAAATCACAAAAGGGCCACAGGTTTTAGTTAAAGCATCCGAGGCATTGGCTAAACGCCCTATTGCAACTACAGCTGCTGTCGGTGCTATTGCGGCCCCCACAACGGTTGCCGCTGAAGAGCTTTATGAAACCGGCGAGCTGCCTAGTACCGGTGAACTTGCAGGATCTAGCGTTGTTGCTGGATTATTTGGGGCTGGGATCGGGAAGACCCAAAAAGAAATGATCCCTATTCTGAAGAAGTTTGCTGGAAAATCCCCAAATGAATTAAATAACTTAGTCAACCGTGGAGACAGCGGGGCAGTTTCTTATGTTGACGCACTGACTCAAGATGTAGACCCCAAGGACTTTTTAACTAAGGACAACTTGAAAGAGTTTATTGGAACTCTTGGGCAAACCGCAAAGGCTAACATCGCTCCAACCAAAGTCGTTGGAAAAGAAGCAGCTCAAGCAATGCGTGACGCAGCCAACATTGCTTCTACTGGCCGCGAGGTAGGAGGCATTCTTGGATCTAGGGTAAATGACGCTATTGCTAAGTCTTCCGATCCAGCCGCAGTCCAGCAGTTCGCATTGGAGTACATTACAGGCAAAGCTCCAAATGTTCCAAAAGAACTAGAGCCTCTTGCCGCTGATCTCTCTCAAGCCAGAAAGTACATTGCTGAATATCAAGATGGGCTTCTTGAAATGCACTACAATGGGCAAAGAAAAATGCCAGACCTTCTTGCCAAGTACATTGAGGAAAGCAAGAATGAAGGTGATTACCTTACTAGATCTTATGCCTTCTTTGGAGATGCGAACTACTCTCCTTCCAAACAGTCGTATCAAGAATTGCTTGACGACCTAACGACTCAACCCCGCATCGGAATAGATGAGCGTAAATTTATCCGTAAAACTGATGCTCAGGGCAACAGGCTTGAGGTTGATAACCCTAATTACGGCTCTGAGATTGATCTTCCTGCAATGAGCAGGGCGGATGCGGAAAAGTACATAGCTGACCTAAACGCAAAAAAAGCCAGTAATCCAGATGAGCTGCACAATTGGATCTACTCTCAGAACGCTGGAATCCTAAAGGAAAAGAAAGACTTATCTCCAGCGTTAAGAAAGTATCTTGGTGAGTATACAACGCCAGGTGAAAAGATTAGCGAGACTATGTCAAAGCTGTCTAGGCTTGTGGCGTATGATAAAGCTGACAACCAGATCTCTAACATTTTTAGGGATATGGGGATTGCGAAGTTTGCTGGAGAAGGAGTAGAGGGGCTCCAGCCGATCAAGTTGCGGAGGGGTAACGCAAGGATCGGTGAGGAAGAACTCTATGGGCCGCCAGAATTACAGGTAGCAATCAATCATTTGTACGCGAATGGAACTGATAATGCCGCAATGGACTTTGCTGAAAAAACCGCAAAAGACTTGTGGCAAACATCGGTATCTGCCTCGAAGGCAGCAAAGACTGTATTTAACCCAGTCTCCTTTGCGTCCAATTATATTTATGGCCCAGTAAACATGGCTGGAATGGGCATGAATCCATTTAAAGACTTCAAACAGGGTGGCAAATTTGCTGCCGCTCAATTTGAGCCGATAGCCAAAAAACTTTCCAATGTCGATTTGGACGAGTTCAAAAGGAAAAAAGAACTTGGGCTTATTCCACAGGGTCTGACATTTTCTGACATACAAGCTGGGTTGCAATCCGGGTCAATCGGCAAATCTGCACAAAAGGTAATAGACCCATTTGGGAAATTATATAGTTCTTTCGATGTTATTAACAGGCTTGCTACTGCAAAGAATTACGAGTTACAGCTCACTAGGCAATTCCCTAATGCGCCGCTTGATTTGATTGAAAAACAGTCCGCCGAGTTTACAAATAACACATTTCAAAACTACGACTTCGTAAATAGAAACTTTAAGACTCTTTCAAGGTATGGTGTTCCGTTTGGTCAATTTGCTACGTTCACTGTTGAACTGGCTCGCAATCAGTACAACCAAGGAAAGCTAATTAAGAAGATGCTCGATGGTTCCTACGCCCAAGAGTTATCTAAGAAGTTTGGGGTGGAGGCAAATCAAAAAGCAATTAGGGACGAGGCTATCAAAAAAATGGCATCCCTTGCTGTTGTCTATGGGACAAGTGCAATGACCATAGAGAAAACAATGGAGTTCCTTGGGACCACTAGGGAGAAAAACCGAGCACTGCGGGAAACCGTTTTGCCGGAATATGCCGAAAAGCGTCCATTGTTTATTACATCAGATCCAAAGACTGGTGATGTAAGGTGGATGAATACATCTTACTTAATCCCTCAACAACAGTTTGTTGGCCCGTTTATGGCAGGGTTTAATGGCAGATCGTTTGGGGAGGGTTTGAAGTACGGAGTCGAGGGCATTAGCGAAGACATTCTTGGAGAGGGATCGTTCACAATGAATGCTCTTACCCAAGCTCTAAATAATTACGATTTTGAAAGAGATCGCAAAATAACTACGGCTGAAGACCCGTCCACAAAGATGCTTGATAAAGGCAAGTTTTTTGTCGGTGAGTTATTAACCCCAGGTTTTGTAAATGAAGTAGAAAAGTCAAAAACAAGACCAGTAGGTCAAACTGCACAGAGGCTAATTGGCCTTCGTTTTAACGACACAACAATAGATAAAGGGTTTGGGTTTAGGGCTAGATCTTTAAATGACAACCTTAATACTGAACGATCAAATATCAAGTCAGCAAGGTTTCGTGTTGAAGAAGGGAAGATGAATCAACAGGAGTTTGATGAGGTCTACAATCAAAGCAACCAGTTATACAGGGACAATCTTCAATCCCTAAACCGCCATGTAAGTAACTTGCGGACAATTGGACTTGATGAAGGCAAGATTGCAGGAATGCTCCGAGATAACGGATTTGGCAGCGAGATTTCCCTTGCGGCTCTTGATGGGGAGGTTCTTGATGCGCCCAAAATTAAGCGTGATACAATCACAGATGCTTATGATGAGATTTCCACTCTCCCAAGAAAAGACCTTGAAGCAAGGATTCGTGAGATCGCTAAGCAAGATCCAAACAAGGGTAAGTCGTTGGCAAGCCACCACAAACAACGCCTTATTGATGACAGGCTGAACATTGGTGATAAAGACAAGCTGGTAAAAGCACTTAGCACTAGCGATGGGACTAGGGCTAGATACATCTTCAAGCAGATGCAGAAAAACCAAGAACCAGACTCTGTTCTTAAAATGTTCATGAAGAAGGGCATTGCTACGCCAGAGGTCGTGCGCGACATTAGAGTCCTACAGAAGAAATGAAATCAAAAAGTAAAAAGCAAGTAGGTTACCTGCTCAGCAAGGGTTCTCCGCTTTCCTCGACGCAACAGAATAAGCTCAAAAAAGAGTTGCACTCTGGGTCCGTTAAGGTTAAAAACGGCAAGAAGACCAAATGAGCGACGAAGACCTATCAGCGATTGATAGTAAAGAGGCGATGAAAGAGTTCTTCCTTGAGGTCAAGGAAAGGGCTAAGCAATTTCCTCGGAACACTATTGAGAACTACAACCCGAATGTGGCGGCACAGATCCTCTGGATGCTGGCGCAGGGTGGGCGTATCAATGCTATTGCCAAGAAGTGCAAGGTGACGCATGAGACTGTTCGTGCGCTGGAGTGGAGGCATAACGATACGCTGGAGTCAAAGCGTAAGGAGTTCTCCAAACGCTACGCCATTGCTGCTGCTGAGTACACAGACCTTTTGTTCGAGAAAGCCGAACAACTTAGCCGTGACCCAGACCAGCTCAAGGCAATCTCCCCAGACCGATTGGCGTTGACTATTGGAATTATGACCGATAAGGCTGGACAGCTTTCTGGCATGGCGAGTACCATTGTTGAGCATCGCAAGGGGCCGTCTATTGATGATGCCGCCAAGATGATTGCGGAAGCTAAGTCTAGGATTGCCAATAAAGTCAAAACGCAAGCGGTAGAAGCCGAAATCGTAGAATGATACCAGAACCAGAATCAAGATACGCTGATTACGCTAAGGATGGTGGTAATCTTGTTCGCCACTACATGGTCGAGCATGACGGCGTTCAGCACAAGTGCCACACCAGTGTTTACGCTTCGTATCTAGCAGAGAAGTTTGACGCTAAGATTTGGAATGTGGTGCTGGAGAAGTTCGTCAAGCCCTTCATTGGCGTATGCAAACATTGCAAGAAGCGTCGAGAGCTTCACTTTGTTGACGGGAATAGAGGGTCGTTTCCAGCGGAAGAGGATGCCTTTTGTTGTGAGGAGTGTGATAGCGTGTATCACATCAAAGACATCCTAATGGAGACTGGTGCATATAAAACGAACTAATGCAGTGGCGCAAACATCCAATTCTTCAGCCTCCCAGCGATGACGAGGTAGCCTTGATGGAACCAGATGATCTCATTGAGCTTCATCGAATCTACCATGAGGCTATTGAAAACGCTGAGAAAGACCCATTCCGATACGGGTTTAGGCTTCCTCATTGGGAGAAGGCTGAAGAGCAATTGTCGCAAGTCTCTGAGGTTCTAGCACTTGGGGGGAATCGTTGTCTTGCGCCAGAGCAGGAGATCTATGATCCAGTCCTAAAGCGTAGCAAGTGCGTGATGAGCCTAAATAGCGACTTCCATGTACACGCTTGGGATGGCGAGAGGGTAGTTATAGCCAAAGCACAACCATCCTTTAGGAAGGATAAGCAGGGAATTTACGAAGTTATTCTGGATAACGGAGAATCATTCCGATGCTCAAAATCTCACCTTGTCCTTCACAAGTTGGGGTGGATGCCAGTCGGAGACATCAAGCTGAACGACGAGCTTTCAAGCCCATTCTGCGCTTACCATCCTCAGTCCAGTTCGGAACGCAACCCTTTAGAGTCACCTCAAGATGGCGAGCATTGCTTTCAAACAGTTCAAGATTCTCAATGCGATTATCGTCTTTCACTCCGTTCTTGTGGTGAACAACTTCCGTGCGGGTTAAATACCGACCAAGATGTTTCTCCATCATTAGACGATGCTCAAGGATATAGCGCGTGTGCTTGCGAGCGTTCGGGTGGTTTGGGCAATAAAGCTCAATGTATCCGTCCTTGTTCGCGATTCTGCCACCTTTCCATTCGGGATGTCCTTCGCCGCTTCGTGGCCCTGTCCGCTGACATTGTATCCCGTGCTTTTTGCAAACCTTGTAAATCAACTTCGCGGTCACTCGTGGATCTAGCTCCTTTGCCAGCTTTTCCGCGATATTCGCTTGAGTCCATCCTTCGGCAATCCAAAGGCGTATTTGATCTACTGGGTAAGTTATTGAGTTGTGCTTCGGCATACCGACACCCTATCTATTCCCGCCGAGTTGTCAAGATCAATTACCTCCGAGAAGATTATGTCTGGGATTTTCATGTGCCAGTCTACAACAACTACATTGTAGCTGGGGTTCCCCATCACAACTCGGGCAAAACTGCGTGGGGTTCTTACTGCGTGGTCAAAGCCGCCATCGAAAACCCAAAGTCGGAGATCTTCTGTTTCGCTCAGACCTCGGAGGTAAGCATCCGCCAGCAACAAAGCGCGGTGTGGAACTGGTTGCCGCATGAGATGAGGACAAAGCAAACCTCGGCTAATGCTTACATCTCATACACGAAGAAGAACGGCTTCACGGATAACTCGTTGATCCTGCCTAATGCGTCACAGATCATCTTTAAGACCTATTCTCAGTATCAGAACAACCCAACTATCCTAGAAGGTGCAGAGCTTGGTAGCCGTGACCCCCAGTGGCACAACATCGGAGTATGGCTCGACGAGTACCTTCTTGGTAACGAGCTTATTGACACCTTGCGCTTCCGTCTTGCTACCCGCAACTCCAAGATGCTGGTGACATTCACCCCGATTGATGGGTGGACGGAAGTGATTAAGGAATACTTAGATGGGGCTGCAAGCGTCCAGAGCGTCGAGGCTGAGCTGCTCAACGGCGAACTTGTCCCTTATGTCCAACGGAGTAAAAAGCGCAATGCCAGCGTCCACTACTTCCATAGCAAGGATAACCCTTTCGGTGGCTACGAGCGAATCAAGGAGACCCTAGTTGGAAGGCCTCGGGAGGAGATTCTAATTCGCGCGTACGGGGTTCCAGTTAAGTCCCACGCCACCAAGTTTCCCCGGTTTAACAAAGAAATCAATGTTGTCCAGCCATCAGAGATCCCAACTACGAATGTTACTCGCTATCAGATTATTGACCCAGCGGGTGCGAAGAATTGGTTTATGGCTTGGATTGCTGTGGATGCGTCTGGTACATTTTGGGTATATCGTGAGTGGCCGGGTGTCGATGTAGGCGACTGGGCTGAATGGAAGGGAGGCAAGTGGATGCCAGGACAAGGGGCTAAGGGGCAGGGCTTTGGTATCCGTGACTACATGGACTTGATTGCCGAGCTTGAGGGTGACGAGAAGATCTTTGAGAGACTAATTGACCCTCGGCTTGGAGCGGCAAAATACCAGTCTGCGGATGGGGCATCTTCCATTATCGAGGATTTGAATGATGCCGGCATGGTTTGCATTCCAGCTCCAGGGTTAGACATCGACGATGGGCTACAAGCACTTATTGGCAAGATGTCATGGGACACCACTAGACCTGCAGATTCGGTCAACCGACCGCATTTCTATGTCTCTTCCGAGTGTGAGAACATTATCCAAGCTCTTAGCGAGTACACGGGTGATGGCGGTTTGAAGGAGGCATGGAAAGACCCAGTCGATGTTCTGCGCTACGCCGCCATTGCTGGAATAGATCATGTTGACGAAACCAGAAATCTTGCTACAAGACAAGGAGCTGGAGGCTACTAACAAGCTATGAAGACTCAAAACAAACCGATAGTTGCCGAGGAACTTATCATTGACTGCCTAAAGGAAGCGTATCTCAAGAGGGCAAAAATGGAAGAATACGGGAAAACCCCTAGACTTACGGAGGAGATTGAAACTCTTGAACATGCGATTCGATACATGAAATCTAAACTAAACCATGAAAACAGCACCAACTAAGAAAGCAGCAAAGCGCGGTCGCCCACCTAAAGCTAAACCAGAAACCCTTGATTCCCCCGTGGAACCTCAAGATGATACCACCTATGAGGGCGATTATCTAGTTATCCGCAAATGCCCAAACCCTAGCTGGGTAATGGTTCGCATGGATGGCGAGGCAGTACCAGTTAAGGCTCCACCTCGGGTTTCGCACAAACTAGTTGGCAAACCTATAAAAGTTGTTATGATACGCCCCGAAGTAGGCGAGCAGTTCTACGAATACATGCCATCATGAGCGCACCAACAGAAGAGCAAGAAGAGTCGATGATCTACGCCGAGGACGGCCCTAATGTCATGGCGTTGGCTGATGCCTACGACAAGTGCCTTATTGACTTGGAGGAATACTTTGAGGCCTGCTTGCGCTCGTATGATGATCGCCGAAACCTCTGGGAAGGTAAGTCTGACGATCTCCGTAAACAGGGCGCAAATGCCTTTCCTTGGCAGGGAGCTAGTGATATTGAGGTCAATGTCGTCGGAGAGCGTATCGACGCATTTGTGGCCATCCTAGACCAAGCATTGCAGCGTTCCCACATTAAGGCGTTTCCGACTTCAATGGCATCTATGCCACGGGCCTCAATGGTATCTGGGTTCCTCAAATGGATGCGCTCGTCTTATATCCCGAACTTCCGTCAACAGATGGAATTGGGTGCTAATTATCTGCTAGAGAAGGGGTTGATGGTGTCATATGTCGGATGGAAGCGTGAAAAAAGGACATATTTGCAACAGGTATCCAT